AGGCCGAGTTGAACCACTGCCTTGACGTGATGGCGTTCAAGCTTCAGAACCCCCGCGTCAAGGTTAACCACGCCATTCTGCACGGCGGCGACGAGGGCTCCGGCAAGGATACGATGTGGGCTCCATTCATTTGGAGCGTCTGCGGCCCAGGGCTCAAAAACCGTGGTCTGGTGGACAGCGACGGGCTTACATCCCAGTGGGGCTACGCGCTGGAGTCGGAGATCCTGATCCTGAACGAATTGAAAGAGCCCGACGCCAAGGAACGCCGCGCGCTTGCCAACAAACTCAAGCCCATCATCGCCGCCCCGCCGGAGACGCTGCCGATCAACCGCAAGGGCCTGCACCCCTACGACATGGTAAACCGCATGATGGTGCTGGCGTTCACCAACGATCCGGTGCCGATCTCAATCTCGTCCAGCGACCGCCGCTGGTTTTGCATCTGGAGCGCCGCCGGTCGTATGCCTGCCGACGAGGCGCAGGCGATGTGGACTTGGTACCGTTCCGGTGGGTTCGAGACCATCGCCCGGTGGCTGGCTGACCGCGACGTGTCCAAGTTCAACCCATCTGCGCCGCCCATGTGGACCGAGTTCAAGGAAAACCTGATCGAGAACGGCATGAGCATCGCCGAGTCGTACATCGTGGACCAGATCCGCGCCAAGGCGGGCGAGTTCAGACGCGGCATCATTGCTACCCCATTCTTCAAGATCTGCGAGAGCCTTAACACCGGCGCGCCGAGCGGCGTCAAGATCCCGCAGGCGGCTTTACTTCACGCGCTCAAGGAGGCCGGGTGGATTGACCGGGGCAAGGTGGCGTCTGCGGAGCATCCTAGTAAGCGTCATATTTATATCGCGCCTGAGTTGATGAAGCACAGCAAATCCGCGTTGCGAAACATGCTGGAGCCGTCCAGCGACGGCAACGTGATCGGCTTTCCCGGTCGCACAGCCTAACACGAAAGACCCCCGGTTGCGTTAGCGACCGGGGGCAAGTGGGCGTGTCGAACAAACACTAGGGACTAGACCGTCAGACAGCCTGTCTGACGCGCCGGGGCGGGTGCCCCGACGATCCGGCTTTCGCCGGATCTGTTTAGCGGCAAGGGCCGCGTGTTCATCATCTTCGCGCAGCGCGTGCGTCGCCGCAGGCCATGCGTCTTCAATCTCGCGTGGGGGCAGATCCTCAATCACGCGCAGGTTAGCACGTAGATTTTCTATGCGATACTCCAGCGTCTCAACGGTGTCGTTGATGGCGCAGGCGGTTGCGCGGTCGTCAACGCCCAACAAGCAAAGCAGATCCTCAATCTCGCGTTCCATCTCTTTATGGAACATCTGTTTCTTGCGGCCTTCGCAATAATACGCCAGCAACGCCGCCTCGTGGATTGCTTTTGCCGCGATTTGGATCTTTACATACGCGATTTCGTCATGCTCGTTTATACCAATCTTAAACATGTTAGGCTCCCCTTAGTTGACGGTGGACCATCGCACGTCAGCGCGATGGTGTAAAGGATTATTTAGCATCAAGTGCTTTGCGGGCACGGTATCCGCATTCGGTACTTGTTTCGCAGTCATCGCAAATTTCAGTCGTGCAGTTACAAACATAAGAACGCAGCGCCGCCTCCAGCTTTTCGATGCGGTCGGAAGCTGGTTTCAACGCCCTGCACCATGCGTTACGTTGGCCGTCAGAGTACCACTTGCCATCACGCCATTCGCCACCGTTGATAAGTTCTGCGGCTTCCTGTGCCAATTTTTCGTTTAAGTCAATCATCTTTCCCCTCCAGTGCGTCAATAACTTTCACGATATCTTTATACTCAAACGTAGCGTCGTATTCGATACGTGCTGCAATCTCTCGCAGCGCCGCCTCCAACTTTTCAATGCGGTCGGCGGCATCATGCGCTGCTTTGCGATCTTCTGACACAGCGCCAACATAAGCGCCTTCGCCAACCCGCCGTAGCCGCTTCACAAGATCGTCAGTCATCTTTACCCTCCAGTGCTTTGCGGGCGCGGTATCCGCATTCCGTGCTGGTTAAGCAGTCATCGCAAATTTCAGTCGTACAGTTACAAACATAAGAACGCAGCGCCGCTTCCAGCTTCTCGATGCGTTTTTCATAATGCTTAACGCTTTCGTGCCAGTTGTTCTGTAGTTTCCAAAATGCCGCCTCGTAGTCAGTCATCTTTCCCCTCCAGTGCTTGGTTTAGATGTAATGGTAAATGGCGGTAAAGGATAAGGATTAGTGACTACAGGATATGTCTTTAGCGCCAAATCATCCCTATACCTTTTAATATCGCTTCGAAGTCTTGCATTTTCCTCCATAAGTTGATTGACAAGAGCTTCAAGCCTGTCAATCTCATAAACATCATTCATGGGATTGCTGGATGGTCCTCTTTGTCCTTTGTGCCCCAGATTACTCATCTTTCCCCTCCAGTGCTTTGCGGGCGATTACAAGCGCGATGCCCCACGATGCCTCCGAACGTGGCACCTTGAGTATGTCGATCAGCGCCGCCTCCAGCTTTTCGATGCGGTTGGCGGCTTCATTGGGTAGTTTGACGTCTGGGTACTGGCGCAGCCGCTTCACAAGATCATCAGTCATCTTTTTCCTCCAGCGCTTTGCGGGCGGTAATCAAATCAGAAGATGACGGAGCGCATCCGTTCATCTCGCACCATTTGTGGTACGCAGCCAGCCATTTGGCATCATCTTTTGTAACCGCCTCCAGCTTTTCGATGCGGTCGGCGGCCTCTGCAACATCATGATCGTAGATGTCGCGGGTAGCCAAAATTCCATCGTCGCCACACATATCGCGCAGCCGCTTTACAAGATCATTGCTCATTTATCTTCCTCCCCATCGTTGGGTTGGGCCGCCCGCGCACTTCAGTGTTAGGCCAGACCCATATCTCGCCGGTGTCGTTCTGGATGCACACCCATAGCAGGTGGTGTTCGTCGCCGTTGTCGATCAGGAAATGGCACAGCGCCTTTCCCAGCGGCGTTGTGAGGGGCATGGTGGGGTTCAGTTGCAGGATCACGGTCTGCCCTCCGTCAGGAACGCAGGCGCGTCCAGCGGCTCGTCGCCTGGCCGGTCGGGCATGGTAGCGCGGGGCATGGTGACGGGCCCCTGCGCCTGCGCTAGGTCGCGCACGACCAGTTCGAAGTAGCCCGCGCCGTCCTGCCAGTGGTCGGCGAATGACGGATCGCCGCACAGGATGCGCGCGACCTTGTCGGCGATGACTTCCAGCGCCTGCGCTTGGGCGACGTCGAGACGGTCCCAGTTGCGCGACGTGCGCATGACGTTCTTGATGGCCTGCGAGTAGCCTGCGACTTCACGGAACAGACCGTGGGTCTGTTCGCGCTCGCTCAGGATCTGGTCTGTGATGCTCATTTTGTACGGTCCCTTGATTGCAGTGCGTTTAAGACGGTTGTGTGGTCGCGGTTGCAGAATATCGCGATCTTTTTCAGCGACCACCCATGACGGCGCAGGGCGACGTACACGGCGGTGCGCGCGGCAATGTAGGGTAGCGTGCGGCTTGGACCCATCGCCTGGTCCAAGGTCATGCCGTGGGGCACAAGCGCCGCGCGGGCGATGGCCTTGGCGGCGCTGGGCGTAAATTGAAATTCCGGGGCGCGCGGCGGCTCTGGTTCGGGTTCGGGTTCGGGTTCCGGTGATGGCGGGGGCGGCGCAATGGCCGCCGGGCGAGCCGGTGGCTTGCCGTTGAGGCGCGCGCGCACGGCTTTGTAATGGTCCGACAGGGCAAGGAAGTAGTCGCTCATGGGACCATCTCCATGAGCCAGCGGCGGGCATCCGCCTCGTTCCTAGCGTAGCCCAGCGCGCCCAGGACGCTCACGCAGCGCCATGCGCGGGCATGGGTGCGCTTGTAGCGGACGGGGCCGTAGTGGCCTAGCAAGCGCCCGTAGTAGGACACGGTGCGGGTGCGGTCGTCGTGTAGGGTTGTGGTGATCATAGGCTCCCCCATTGGTCGGCCATCGCGTCGGCGATGCCTTGGAACGTTCTGCTGCGTTCGCGCCAGCGGTTCGGGCCAGGCGACATGCGGTGGACGCGTTGGGTGCGCCCGTCCACAATATTAGTCGGGTGCAAGGGCGCAAGATTTTTGAGCCACAAGCAGGTTGCTTTGGTTTCGCCATGCCCGAATTGCCAAGGTTGAAGCTGTTGCGATGCGGGCGCAAAGTTTCGAATGCGTTCGCGGGCGTGGCGGTGCATGATCGGGTTCTCAACGGCCACACGATCAATCGGGGCGTTCCAGAATGCGGAGAATAGGTCCGCCGCTTCGTCTAGATCCGCCCACATTTGCGCCAGCGTCTTGCCCTTGGGTGGACGCGATAGCCAACGCACGCCACTGTTGCAAAGCCTAGTGCATGGCGGGTGCGCGACCATGAGCAAATCCCAACCATCGCCTAGCAGGTCGCGCGCGTCACCTATGATGTGCTGGTTCGCGTGATCTTCAGACGGTAGCAGGTCGCACGACCAGGCGTCGTGCCCGCGCGCGGCGAACGCCCGGCGGACTACGCCGGAATATTCGCAGGCGATCAGGACGCGCATCACGCCCTCCGGTTCTGAGCGCGCACCGCGCGCAGGATCTCGTGCCCATCGCTCGCCCAGACGCCGGAGGCGCAAGGGCAGGGGTGCGTGGGGAGCTCCCGCGCTAGTTCGCGGGCCTGTAGGGCGCGTATGGCCGCCAGCACGGCCTGGCCGTAGGCGTGACGGTCGGCGTCGGGGTTGCGGCGGTAGCGATCCAGTCCGGCAAGGGTTGGATACGCGGGTCCGAAATTCTTATCGTCGATCTTTTTTGAGCGGGCCATGGTCAAACCTCCAAATCTATAGCGCCAGCATGGCGACTAGCGCGCCCACGACTAGCATTGTTGTCAGGGTTAGGATTGCTTCGATTATCGCGATCATGTGCGGAGCCTTTCGGTTGCAAGGGGAGCGGGGGGCGACGCGCCAGGTTGCGCGCCGTGGGGGCGATGGGGCGGATGGGCGTCACGCGCACGGGACAGCTTGCTTCCATTCGCGGGGCGTGGGGTTGCGTTCCCATGACGCCTTGGCGTGGTCATCAAGTTGCGCCCATGAGCGGCGGGGCGTGCCGCCGTCATAGTAGGGGCGACGGCGCAGATCTTCATGATAGGCCCACTCGCCCGGCGTGATGACGCCAAGGGCGAGATCCAAAGCGTCCCACGCGGCTTGTTTGGTTGACCATACGCCGTCGGTTTTGCGGATCAGATCGCGCCCAATGCGTTCGCGCGCGCTTGTCAAACACTAAATATACCAGTCGCCGGATGAGCCTTGGTAAACGTAAAAGCCGGGATTATTCATGGCATGGGTTCCTTCTATTGCAGGAGATTGTTTTACATCATGGCGCTTGCGTTGACAAGCGCCATGTTCGCGGATCAGCGGACCACGAATCCGCTTGTGTCGCGCTTGGCCTTATTGCCTTTAGGGCTTAGAGCGACGACCACGCCGCGCGGGTCCAAGTGACGCAGATCATGCTCGTCACCATTGATTGTGGGATAGCCATTCCAAGTCTCAGGGAAGGCCTTGGCGAACACTACCGCAACGTTGCCGCCCGCTTGTAAGATTTGAACGCATTGCGCCTCATTCACTTCCGAATGGGAAAATGTGAGGTGATAGTTTGAAGGGAACTTGCCTTGTGCGTGCGCAAGCGCGCGCTTGAAGCTTTTCGTGTAGTCAGTGAATTGGATATCGGGAAACGTTTCCATCATGGTCGCGCCGCTTTCGTCGCGAATCGACTCCCATGCGATATCCGTTGAACCATTCGGGCGAATGCAAAGCTTAAGCGCGCCTTTCAAGGCTTGGCGCATTGCGGCGCGAATCGCACGCCACATGTCCCGCATATAGGCTTTGCGCTGTTTCATGAAACGCTTGGCCTTGGCGCTGCGCGATAGGATTACTGAGGGATAATAGATTGCGGCGCCCGAATGTTCACCTAAGCAAAGATTGATGCATCCCGGTGACGCATTGCCGCAAAGATTGCCCACGCCAGCAAGGCGCGCGGGCGCCATATAATGAATGCCATTCAACCAACCAAAAGACTGAGCTTTCGCCGCTTTGGGATTGTCG